TTATCCTGATAGGTCATGATGTTCCTGCTGTTAAGATAGGTAGATACGGCAAAGACATTCTTCGAGAGATAGGTGAGTTCGAGAAGCTCCGGGTTCAGGAGTTGAGAGCAAGGGTTCATGGAAAAGACAAACTTGCTGCTAAGCTAAAGAAGAAGATAGAGGACCATCCTATGGCCATGATGATGAATAATGGAATGATGCAATCTATAAACGTAGAGCTTTTCTCCAGAGATAAGTCTGTTGTTACTGGTCTTCAGAAAGATATAGAGGAGTTTTTAAATAAATTTGTTCTTCTTCCTCAAGGAGAAAAGAGTTTAATCTTTAATGCTATAGAGTGGATACAGGACAATGGAGACTTCGGTATAGAATCCATTCTTGAATGGACCAGCAGGGGAGCAAAGAATGTAAAAATTCTTGAAAACTTTGGTAGACAAATGGAGATGTCAAAAGATAAGTTCGAGAACATGAGAATTGATGAGGTTGATGAAATGAAAGCTAAGTATCTTTCTGAATTCCTTATGGCTCCATCCTCTGAGGCTGTTCAGCTTGGTTCTTCTCTCGTTCAGCAAGCAGATATTGTTGCTCGTGGAATACTTGTTAGACATATGATGGACAATGGTTCTACAGAAGAAGAAGCTGTCCTGGTTGCGACTGATGCATTTATTAACTATAAACAAAATATGCCAAAAGAGCTAAAGATGTTGTCAGACTACGGAGTCTTACTTTTCCCATCGTTCTGGATGAGAGCACAAAGAGTAATATGGGGACTTCTCAAGAAGAATCCTGCTACTGCTATGGTTGCACTATCATTTGAAGAGATGGTTCAGCTTAATATTTCCTCAATATTTGATGCAAACATAGTATCTAAGTTCGACAATGGAATGTTCGGAATGCCTCCTGTTCTAGGCTTCTGGCAATAACTTTCAAGAGTCACCTGCTGGTGACTCAAGGAAATTATTTCTCGTCTTCTGAGAAGTAACTATAAAATCCATAGACTATAAATCCAACAATTACTATTGGACCTATATATAGTGCTGTATATACTGCAGCGAGCATAAATACTACGACAACAAATGTTGCCATTATCGCTTTAATAAAGTCTTTTGGCATAGTATTTCTATTTCTTGTCTAGTTCGACAAGATCTCTACGCAACTGAGGTACTGCATTCTTGATTTCTCCAAGTGCCTTACGTACTCTAGCTGAAGCTGACTTTTTATGTACATCTCCATCGACTATTGTAAGATCTTTCTGGATAGCATCAATCAATGCTTTTAATTCATCTACTGTCATAATATATTTCTCCTTAAATGTAATCACTACACGAACGGAGGTTTCGACAGACCCCTCCACATGTAGAAGGGTTGGGTTTAGAACCACCTTTATCTTGTCATCGTCAACCAAGTATGACATCTCAACCAGAAGGTCTTGAAGCCACTTGTATGAGAATGCAAGATTGTCACTATCCAATTTAAAACCATTGTTCCTGAGAATTGTATATTCTACAGTTGCTTTGGTGAATGGGTTTTCTTCCCAGGGAGGTAAACTCCACGCTGCTAGGTCAGACTTGAATTGGTCTTTCATCTTTGTTTTTGCGAACTTGAACCAGCGTGTGATGTTATTCAACGTGGCCAGCTCGTTCTTTATGCCAAATGACGGAGGAACAAATACAAATTGTATTTTATGTTCCTCCATGAATTACCAACCAGATCCAGCAGCAGGTGCAGCAGTTGCAGCAGCAGGAGTACCTGCGGATGCACCACCCTTAACTTTGAGCTTCTTAAGCGGGTTCTTTTCAAGGTTCTTTTTAGCTCTCTCTTCGATAGCTTTCCCCTCTTTATTCTTCCCGTCTGCATCCATCCAGTATTTAACTGCATTTTTAACGAACACATCTCCGTTGAATAATGACTCTTCTTGGTTCACACCAAGCTTAAGTCTCTTACCCTGTACACCAGTGAGGCATAGAGCGTCGATCTGTTCGTCTTTATACTTAGCCTTACCTTCTACTGCAGCAGGGTCTAGAGTGTCGATAGCAGTCAGGAATGATGCCATTTCAATTACACCTGGTAGAGTTACCTCTTGTCCAAGTTTAAATCCATTAGCAAGGTTCCACTTGTGCTTCTCTGTAACAGTCCATGTAGACTTATTACCTTTCTCGTCACCAGACAATACGTTTGTACTCCAGTGGAATGTCTTCCCACCATCTAAGATGAAGTCAACTTCAAGTTGGTTTGCTCCAGATGGAGTTTTACGAATAAATGCTTGATCTACTGCAGCTTCATATACTCCAGATGGTATAGCACTACCTTCGCTTACTTCTTGAGCTTCTACTTTAGCTACTACGTCTTTACTAATTCCGAGTTTTGATAACATGCTTTCTGACATTATTATCTCCTTTGTGTTTGATTAGAGCCAGCTATCATAATCGTATGTTGCTGGTTCTTGTTTGGTTGGCAGACAGAGAGTTGAACTCTGGACTGCTCCGTTATGAGCGGAGTACTCTACCACTGAGTTACCTGCCAATAGGACCTTTAGAACCACCAGCATTGGAGTGCTGCAAGAAGTGTGGTTCTAAAGCGACATAAATTAAGAGTTTGACATACAGAGAATCAATCTGTGTCTGTGGACTTACATGCAATGAGAGGGAAATATACTAACCTTTGGAACAATGCCACGTTTAAATTTTGTATCTGGATGAGGGAGAGGGACTCGAACCCCCGACAACGAGTACCAAAAACTCGTGCTCTACCAACTGAACTACCCCTCAACAACCCCTAATGGACACCTGTTCATTAGGGTTCAGTAGTCTTTCCTACAAGTCAAATAATATAATTACATATCTTAGACGCACTATTTAATCATAGCTGATTTAATTGGTGGGTTCTCAAACATATTTCAGTCCTGTTGAACCCATAAGTGCCAGTCTTTCCTGGCAGTCAAAAAAAAACTATTTCATAGCTTCGGGTGAAGCTTCCCTATTTAATCGCATAGGTGCGTATTTTGGTGGCGGAGGATGGACTCGAACCATCGACTTATACTGGCTTATCCAGCGTTCCGCCATATTTTACATAATGTTCTTCTGCATGACAATTAGGACACAATACTTCAAGATTATTTATCTCGTTGTTTGCTCTGTTGTGGTCTACGTGATGAACCTGTAGTATTTTTTCTATAGCTGAGTATCCACATCTATTACAGATGCTTCCTTTTTCTCTTAATGCTATCTTTCTGTACGTTGCTACTCCACCTTTCCAGCTTGCGTGACTTTCGCCAGTTCTTCTAGAGTTGTTTTTTATAGCTGCACACGACTTTGAACAATAGAATGTTCCAAATTTTGTTGATTCTATTGCTGAAGGTCTACGTAGTATTTTTTTACTACACACTCCACATTCAACCTCTATCATTGTTCTGCTTCCTATGCCTGAGCATTCTCTACTACAATAATGTTTTGGTCTCTTCTTTATTTGTGCTGGTTTCTTGTTGAACTCTTTTTCGCACGTTAAGCATTGTACTATCATTGGTATCTCCTTTTGTTTGTGAATTATACCACAAACTAACTGAGTTACTGGTGGCGGATATAGGTATCGCACCTATCTTATCCAGCGTATGAAGCTGGCGAGAACTCTATGCCTCCCATCCGCAACAATTTGCCTCTAGCGTATGAGGCTAGCGAGCTACCACTGCTCTACTCCGCAACTGTTGGAGGGTAGAGTTTACTGTTCTACCCAGGTTCATCAGCGTAACAGGTTTATTTATAAGCTAAAAAACTGTTTGCATAAAAAATGGCCCAAGATCCGGTGTTACACACCACTAGACGTTCACGAATAGCAGCTCTCCCTCTAAGCAGGAGGCAGTCGGTTTTATTACTGACTTTACTTGTAGTTTGTTTACCCTCCACATTGATGTCAGGAGCTATTAAAGGCTAATTTTGTGTCTTACCTCTACATGGACAATGGACTTACAAGGCGGCCGAGAATCCCCAACCCTATAACCTGTGCCAATTTAAAAGTCTAGTGTGATCCCAAAACCACCACCTGAATGTGATATTGATGACCATCCTTTACTTATTGCATTAACTTCTATCTTCGTATCGAATACATCTATATCTCCGAAGTTGTATTTTATTCCAACTCCTGTAGCTACAGCTTGTGCTCCATGAAACTCATCACTAATTCCTACACCAAATCCTATGCTGAAATGTCCTGGAGCTATAGAACCAAAGTCTATAGTAGACAGTGCATTTTGACCAGCATCTGATTGCATAGTGTAATCAGCTAACTCAATCAAGCTTCTGCTTAAGTAGTTTGTCATCCATGTTAGTGATTGTTCTCTTCCCAGTAGAAAGTCTATCTGGTTCTGTTGTATTTGGTTCCATTCTTTCAGTGACTCGTTTTCGAAATATACATCTTCAACCGTTATCGTTCTGAATTCAGCTGGTCCCGTTACAACTATTGACCCTGAATATATACAAGAAGTTAGGACAACAAACAGTAAAGTTTTCATCCTTTCTCCTTGTTATTCTATTTTGCTGGACAAACTCCGTCTGCAGCTGGTCTGTTTAGGCATTTACCTTCAGCAGTACAATAGAAGAAACCTAGATCATTACACTCATCCTGAGATAAGCTTGGATCATAGTTTGCTGGATCATATGCTGTGCTAGTTGATTTTGGACCACTTCCTCCGTGAGAACCATCTACTTCAATAGTATTGTCTGCACCAGTGTCTCCACCTATAAAGGTGATTGTTCCATCTCCGTTATTGACGTAAGTAGCACCATCTCCAACTTGGATATCGCTAATATCGACATCTCCTCCTCCAGAGTAAACTGTAGTGTTCTTGTTGTTGTCTGGTGTGTCACGGTATGTTGTGCTCCCACCAGAATTACATCCTGCTAACATTGCTGCAGCGATAATTGCTGAAGCTAAAGTTGTCTTTTTCATGTTTTTTCCTTTTTTTGTTTAGCCATCATTATAACACAATGAGGCTGGTTCTAGTCTTCTTCGTCGTAAAGGTCTATAGCCCGAAAGACTTCAATAATGTCGTTGCTAACGGTATAGACGTCTTCAAACATTCCCTCTGGGCTCTTAACGCTAAGTCCCCGGCTCTCTTTGGTCTTGCGAGTTTGAAATCTGTAACCCACTCCGTCTTCTGCTTCGTCGCTATCGAAGACGTTGGTGTATAAAACTGTGTCGAAGTAGGCTTCAACTCCAAGTCTTCCAACGGCTCCTTTGGCGTATGATTTAGTTGGTGTGACAAAATTCTTCACCTCCCCTTCTTGTGTGTGTGACATGAATATCCATGACTTAGAAGACTGGTTCATGGCAAAGTGCAACAGGTCTTTAACCGACGCTGCGTACACTTTACCCCAGGCTCCCTGAGAGTCATGTTCAAAGATCACATGCTTTTGTTCTAATTGATCCATGTAGAATGATAAAGTGTCAATGATAACATACTCGATGTTTGGATCTTCTTCAATTGCTCTTACTCCCTGGTTCACTTCAAGTGGATCTTTTGGAGTAATGAATTTTGCAATCTTACTCTTACCCTTGAATCCAAGACGAGTTTTACCATCAAGGTTAATATATGCAACCTTGTCTCCCTCTGTATTGATTAGGTTCTTGATTGCATAGGTCTTGCCTGTACCAGAACCACCGTTGATCAATACTACTTTTTTATTTCTTTCCATAATGTTCCTTTAGTCTTTTTTTCATTCCTTTAAGATCTAGGTATAGTTGACCGACAGTCTGGTTCCGTGCTTCCCATGGCATATCAATTGTATTTGTGAAGCCTATAAAAGTATCTATAGTCTTTTTTTGTCTTTTGATTGCTGCCTTCAAATGCTTCTTTGTCTCTACACAGCTTCCCGCTGATATTACATTTCCATAACTCATTAGAAACTCTCCGGCTGTGCAATACCACGGATAACTGACATGATACCTTTTTGTAAATCTGTCTTACCGATAGAGATCCATCTATGGTCAAGACCATCAATTTGAGAAAGCTTGTCAATAGTTTTAGCTAGTGCTTCGCCATGCTCTTTCATTTCGTTCATCATGTCTATCTCTTCTTGAGTTAGGTCACGATAGCCCTTAATCTTTTTGTGTTGATTTTCCATCTGCATCCTCCTTGATCTTGTTTTTAACAATGTCAAACACTTCATCCAGTGCTGCTTTTACGTCTCCACCTTTGATCTCAACGATACCAATGTTTTTAAATAGGTCATCATCTTCAGGAGTGGTTCTTGATACTGGTTCTGATGCTGTTGCAGGTACAATAAAATTCTGGATACGTCTCTTCAAGATTGAAGCATATACCCACATAGAGTGTAGTTGACTTACCAGCAATTCATCACCT